TATCAACTGTAGATCCTATCACAGGATGTTGGGTATGGCAAGCCGCTAAAAACAAACTTGGCTATTCACTAATGCGTGATACAACTAATATGCGTATGCGTACTGGACATAGAATGAGTTATGAGTTCTATAACAATACAATAATACCACCAGGCATGTGCGTATGCCATACATGCGACAATCCAAGTTGCGTTAATCCTAAACATCTATGGCTAGGTACACGCAAACAAAACTCTGCTGATATGGAGAATAAAGGTCGTCAAATGTATTGGGGACATAAATCTATGGTAGGTGTACCAAGACCTAAAAAAACATGTAAGTATTGTGGCGTAACACAAGCTGATACTAGTATAGGTAGAAATCATAACGATAACTGTAAGCACAAGCCATAATGACTAAATACATTATGCTGTGCCCACAATTTCAAAGAGAACTCAAAATATGAACAATGGTGAATTATTAAAACGTAATCCAATTTATTCTAACATCTATATACAAATGTTAGGATATCAATATGCGTACTTAGGGGGCATGTCCTTCAAACAATATGTACGCAAGAAAAGACCAAGTGAAGATAGTACTCTTTGGTTAGACTTAGTAAACAATACAGTAGCACAACCTATTTGTCGTTACATTGTTGACACTATTAATGATGTATTGTTTGAGCCAGGTGTTAAGCGTAACTTACAGTTTGCTACACCACAAGGTAAAGCAATCGCACCAGAAACTAATGAATGGATTGATTTGTTTACATTAGATGCAGACTTAACCAATCGTACATTAACAAGTTTCATGGAAGGTGTAGGAGATTTAACTAGCATATTTGGGCATTGTTGGGTCGCAGTTGACATGCCCCAAGCAACAGAAGGGAATCTTGGCAGACCTTATACGTGTGCCATTAGCCCATTGGATGTGTGGGACTGGGAGTTTGACTACTACGGTGGTCGTCCAATGCTCAAATATGTTAAAGTTATGGAGATGGAAGAAACAGATTGTTACTACATCAAGTGCTATCACTTGGGCGATGCGACAAGTCCATCTTATTGGGAAAGCTATGAGGTAGAAAAAGGACCAGGTAAGGAAACTAATCCTGCAAAGCTTATTGGCACCGGTACATACCCAGCTGGCATGAGTTTGCCTATATTCATTGCATATGGTCGTAGAGATCCAAGAACAATTGATTTAGGTGTAAGCGATATTGACAGTGCAAGTGACGCAATGCGTGAATATTATAAACTAGAATGCGAAAAGTATACAGCATTACAGTTTGCTCACACATTGATTCGTGCAGATAAGGGCATTAGTATTCCAGTACACGCTGGCGCCATTGTTCGTGCTAATGAAGGTCAAGTAGAAGCAATACCAATTGATACAGGTGATGTTAGTAGAATCATTGAAGCACAAGATAATATACTAGAACAGATTGAAGCACTAACCGGATTAGGTGGTTTACGCAATAGTAAGAACCAAATTGCGTCTGGCGTCGCTATTATTGAAGAACGCAAACAACTACATCGTTTGGCTAAGAGTAAAGCTAGATTGATGGAAGTTACAGAAGAAATGATTATGACTTATGCCGCAAGATTTATGGATCAGCGTTGGGCAGGCGAAGTCAATTACAATACTGACTATGAAGCACACGATACAAACTATCGTATGGCATTAATCAAGTCAGCAAGCGAATTAGTTGGTGACAATGAGATTGTAAAAGCGTTGATAACAAAAGAAGTTATCGCTATGCTATCACCAGCTGAAGCTATACCAGAATATGAAAATGTTTACATTCAAACTATTCCTGATAGTGATTTGAAAGACTTGATGACACAAGAAAACGATCAAGTATTGAGCAGAGATTTAGCACCTTCAATGATTCCAGAACATGAGCAGTATGGTGAAGATGAAATCAATGAAGATGTAAATGAAGATGGAACGAATGAAACCGTATTAGGCGGTCCAGGAACTCCAGTAACGAATGTTGGAACAACATATTACACACAGCAAGTAGCTCCAGTAATGTTGCAAGGCATGAACACGGGTAGGTAAAACTTATATTTTATACATTTGTATAAATACATAATACGGTAATTACGTTATAATTAAGGAAACAATTAAAATGGATCAAACATCCTCAATCGTTGGCAACGGTCAAGCTACTGGTACTGCCCAGGATCACGCAAGTGGTGAAGCAGGAGAGCAAAACGTTAATCCTGGTGCTATTCGTAAAAGCACAACTCAGTCATTGCTAAATGCTATGTCTAATGCTAGTGGAACACAATTCCAATCAGTAGAAGATGCATTAGCTTTTATGGCACGAGTAGGAGCTCAAAGTAATAACGGTGGCAACGTACAGCCAGTGGAACAACCAAAGCAACAAAGTAATGGTCGTGTCACAACTAATGACTTGCATGAACGCTTCAATGAGCTTTCACAAAATCTTGCCCGTAAAGAGCAAGCATTGCGTGAGAAGGAACTTGATAGCGATATTCAGCGAGCAATGGGTGACAGATTTGATACTGATTTAGTTGATTATGCATTGAATAAAGTTAAAAACAATATTCAATGGAATGACGATGGCAGTTATGCTATTGTAAATCAAAAAGGTCAAGAGCGTTACGGTAGTGATGGTATGCCACTTACAATCCAAGGATTAGTACAAGAAGTAGCTCAGGGTAATCCTAAGTTACTACGACAGAGCAACGCTAATTCTGGATCTGGTTTAAGACCTGGACAAAGTTCTTTCACTGGTGCGCTAGAGGAATCTATTCCTGATTACAGTCGTGACCCGGCTGCATTCAATGCTTGGGCTAATAAAAATGGCTTAGGTAAGGGAGTAGGATTAAAAGGTCTAGGCGTATCAGCGACAGTATCAAGTACAAGTCGCAAAGTTCTCTAATTGCCAACTTATATAAAGGAAAAATATCATGGCTTATGTTCTCGGCGGTCCAAATAATGAAGGCGATGGCTTCACAACAGCTATCAGCAACTTCGCACTACGTGCTATGCACGAATCCAACGGTTTAGTTAATTTCACTAATGTTGTTGCACCTACACAAGGTCAAACATTCTTAGTACCTAACTTTGCTCCTATCACATACCAAGACTACAATGCTAACGGCACTGGTGGTACATTTGGTACAGGTAACGCAGTTGTACAGAATCCTTCATTGGGTCAAGGTACAATTACAGCAACTCCAGCAGTTGCACAAACAGCATTTGATATCTTCTACGGCTGGACAACATCATTCACATTGGCTGCAACGCTAGGTGCTGAATTAGGTGAGTCATTCGCTGAGAAGGTAGACCAGCGTGTTACAGCGGCTTTCTTAAGCTTCAAAGCAACTCCTGGTAACTTGTTCTATACAGCAACTCCAGCTGACGGATTCCCACGTGTCTTGCAATTAGGCGCTATGGAATTAACGGCCGCTGGTTGGACTGGTGGAACTCAAACTCCTGGTTTCACTGCTAACTCAGTTTTAGAAACTATTCGTAACATCAAGCAAAACTTTAAAGTTGCTCGTATGCCTGGAACTCCAGTTATCATTCTTGATAGCAATGGTGATGCCGCAACAGTTTCTGCAACCCCAGCTGGTCAAGTAGGTTCTTCATTGAATCGTTTGTTAGCTGAGTTAACCGGTGGTGCTGTTTCTCAATCAGGCGGTAGCAACCTATCTGCACTTGGAAATGAATTGCTAAGTACAGGTCGCATTGAGTCTGTATATGGATGTATGGTAATGTTCACTACATTCTTGCAAGCAACAACACGTACTGTATTTGGTTCTGCTGGTCAAAACGTTCTAGTCGGTGCTTATTTTGGTGACAGTGCATTGTTCACTGTTATGAAAGAAGGATTGCAATTGAAATCTGGTGAAGTACCAGGTGGATTGCAAGTTTGGTTGACTGGTGTCGGATACTTCGGTTCTGGCGTTGGTGACTTGCGTAGAGGCGGAGCTATTAATATCCAACAAGCTTAAATTGAATAAGATTGGGAGTCTAAACACTCCCAATCAATGTCTAGGAATAATATAATATGTCAGTACCATATCAACGAATCTCAAATGCAACAGTAGCAGACGTACAATTTTACGATCCGGCAGCGGAACGTAGAGCGGCTGCGCTAAATGTAGATTGGGCACCTTACTTCAAAGTTGCTTCACAAGAGTGGCTATACAAGTTAGAATTTGGCTGGTGGCAAAAATACTGTGATACAGTATTAGGTGCTTACTATTATGCTAATCTACCTAATGGACAATTAATATCAAGTTTTAATCCAAGTCAACTTATAAAGAATGACCAAACACTTATTCGTTTAGATACATTCGGTGCTATCTTAGTTTTTTACGAAAGCTTAGTAACAGATGTGTCAAACATGAATGAGGTTGATTTACAAAATTATGAGTTCGCACAAAAACGTTGTGAGAACGAATGGACTAAAGCGTTGCAACTTATGAACTTCTATGATTTATATCAAGATGCTCCTAACGGACCAACAACGAAACTTGAAGAAAATTGGACAGCAGACGTTGATTATTTCAACGGTGACAGGAGATATTTCTAATGACTGTTAATACAGTTAGTACATTATTGGTACCGAATCAACCTCTAGTCAATGGTACACAAATCATTGATGTGTTGAGACGTGACATTCCAACAGAATGGAACATACCAATTTATGAAGACTTCCCTAGCAACAGTGAAAAAGTTCGCTATGGTGTCTACGTAAGTGATGTACATACAAACAGTCGCAACCCGCATCAGTTGGCAGTTCAATATTGTGGCACAATTTATCATGCATTTGATGAGTTTAATGTTACATATATTAGTTACCAAGATGATCCTTATAACATACAAGTAAATGCTATTGTAGCAAATCTTGTTGTTGCTGTAAAGGATGACGGTGAGCAGTTGATGAATGGTTACTTTCAACGTGACTTTGATCAAGTTAGATCGTATGGACCTACACAAGCAGAAAAGCATACTTGGACATTCAGTTTATTACGCATGGAATTTAATACTTAAAGCCTAACACAAGGAGAAATCAAATGGCAAGAATTACAGTTAACACAACTGGTACTCAACCGACAATGTTGGTAAGTACAGACCTAATTAGCAATAGTGCTAACTGGGGAAATATAGCAAATACACTTAGTGTAACTTGCTTACAAGACGTTACTATCACAAATAGTACAGGCATCTATTCATATATTGATTTCTGTTCTGGTGATATGCAAAAACTAACGACTCCAGCAGATAACGAAATCTCTGTGAATATGGTTATTGATGGTACTGTGTACTTCGGTACAGATCCAGTATCTCCAGCAACTGCCGCTGAATACGGTGTTGCAGGATTATCAAATAACAAAATTCAAGTACAGTGGAAACTAGTACTGAATGGTGGCAATAGTACAGCAAATGCTTACTACTATGCTGGTCAAGGTTACATCAGTAGCTTGGCACCAACAGTAAGTCCAGACGCACCCGTTTGGGTTACACCAATGACACTAGCTGTCAATGGTACAATGGTATCAGCTATCAATCCTTAATCAATGATTATGTGAAACAAGGAACACCCTAAAAAGTGTTCCTTTTTTATTAGAAAGAAACAAATGAACAACGAACACAATATATGGTTACATAACGATGAAGATAAGCTACGTAGCTTATTAGCAGATGAAGCAAAGATGATGCCCATGCTAGACAGTATGCAATCAACAATAAGACAATTAAAAGCAAAGCAGGCATTTCGTATCGCATTGCTTAATCAGTTACTAGATGGTACTGACAAACAAGAATAAATAGAATATAATAATTTAATAAGGAAAACAAATGAAATTATCTCAACTCACAGCAAAACCCCAACTAATAGACGTTCATATAGATGACGAAGATACCATTAAAGAATTTGGTGAGCCAATAGAATTCTGGACATGGGATCGTCAGCCTATGGATGTGTTTATGAAATTAGCAAACGCAAGCGGACAAGATACTGGTGGTATCATTAGTGTTGTTCGTACACTTATCTTAGATGACAAGGGTAAAGAAATCCTTAAAGATGATGCTATGCTTCCAACACATGTACTAATGAAAGCTATAGCGAAGGTCACTGAACTATTGGGAAAGTAACAAAAGACACTATTGATCCTAACAGTGAAAAGATGGCACTGATATTAACGATTGATAGTTTGGGTAAGCGTTATGGAATGCTACCAAGCGAGGTATTAGAAAGAAGCAACACATTTGATTTGTATATTATGGATGCGGCATTAACATTTGAGAATTATCATCATAAGAAATCCATGAACAATGGTGTTGCTCCTGCTCCAGATTACTCAACAGATGAGTTAGTTGCTATGTTCAATCAAAATAAGGATCAATAATGTCTGTAACATTAAAAGTTAATACTATAACAAGTAGTCTTAAAAGAGTACAAAAGAAACTTCTACAAGTTCCAAAAGAAGCTTATCAAGAATTTGTAGATGAGACTCCTATTCGTAGTGGTAATGCTAGGCGTAAAACTAGATTGCAGGGTAAAACTATCAATGCCAATTACCCGTACGCTAAACGATTAGATGAAGGTTACAGTAAGCAAAGCCCTGATGGTATGACTAAGCCTACAGAAGCGTTCATTAAGAAACGTGTAGCGGCAATATTAAAAGGAAAGTAAGATGGCAGATTTGAATTATACAGTAGACGTAAACACTACCCCGGGTGTAACGTCACTTAAAAAGCTTGAAACACAAGTCAACATACTTAATAATGGTTTTATTAGGTTTAGAAACACGTTAGCCACATTAAGTTTTGGTGCTTTTGCATCAAGTGCTATAAGATTTGCTGACGCTATACAAGATATCAGCGACACTACAGGTATAGCTACTCAAACTATTTTAGGCTTTAGTAATGCTGTAGCACAGAATGGTGGTAACGCAGAGCAAGCACAACAAAGTTTATTAAAATTTGTACAGACAATTGGTGATGCTATTGATGGTAGCAATACAGCACAAACAGCACTAGCCGATGTTGGCATTACACTAAAAGATATTCAAACACTAAGTGAAGAAGATTTATTAAAGAAAACTGTTGATGGTCTTGGTAAGATGACTAATGTGGCACAACGTCTTGCCGCACAGACAGCATTGTTTGGTAAAAATGCACGTGGTGTAAACTTCCCAGGTGTTTCTGGAGGAATGGGTACAGCAGTTAGTGATGCTAGCAAATTTACTGCCGCTATAAAATCAGCGGCTGATGCACAACAAAGCTTAGAAAACATTATGCGTAATCTAACTACCGCATTCTTAAGCGTTGCTAAACCCTTAAATGATATTATCAAAGACGTTAAAATATCTGTTGACCAATTTGAAAAGCTTATCAAAGTAGTTGGAGTAATTGGAGCAGTAGCCGCGTTTGGTGCACTAGCTAAAGGCTTATATAATCTAGGTAAGATAGTTAACACATTTGTTTTTGATGCTTTACGTGCTATGAACGCTGGTATGGGCTTAACAATAATGGCAAGTAAAACATTAGGCAAAGCAGTTGAACAAGTAACAGATGCTGTTGGATTAGCAGGAAATAAGTTTACCGCAGTACTAGCCGTATTAGGTCTTATTGGTGGAGCATTATTAAAATTTGGTAGTTTAATATTTAAGTTTTTAGCAGGTCCATGGGGCTTATTGTTAACTGGTATCATTACATTTAGAGAAGAATTAATGGATCTAATACCAGCGTTAAGACCTGTATTTGATTTTATAACAGATGGTTTTGATAGAGTTAAGAAAGCAATGGGTTTTGGAAAAGTTGAAGTACCAAAACTATTTGAGCAAGCAGACATTAGAAAGATTGACAATCTAACAGTTGGTATGGATGAAGCCAGTGTTAAAGCTAAAGAGTTTGCAGAACGTCAAGCAAAACTTGCAATAGAAGTTAATAAAATTGGTGACGCATACGCAAAAGTCAACACAGAACAATTACAGCGTTTAGGATTAGAAACACAATTAATTGGTAAGAGTGAAGAACAAAAAGAACTTATAATTGCATTAGAAGATTTATATGATAGACAGACAAGTGCTGTTGCCGCATTGATAGAAAAGCGTAAAGAATATGCTCAAGGTACTGAAGAACAAAAAGCTAGTTTAAGTATCATTGATGCCGAGATTGCAAAGATTAAAAAGTTAAGTACAGCACAAGGCGAAGCATTACCAAAATACATTAGTGATTTACAAAGTGCTAGATTATTAGAGCAAGATCGTGTTAACAACTTAGACCGTATTACTCAATCATTACAACGTCAGCAAGACCAAGCAGGAACCACTAGTGGCATATTCAGTACACTACAAAAACAACTTAGCGATATAATGTTTGGTAAAGAACAGCAGGGTAAGTCAATCTTTGAACAACAACGTGCTGACATAGAACGCAATATTCGTTTATTAGAAGCTGACATGGCTGGTGCTGTTACAGAAGCATTTACTATTGACGATGGTATAACTAATGTACAACAATATGCTATAGAGTTACAAAAAGTATATGATTTAACCAATCAATTAAAGCAAGCACAATTAAGCGAGCTTGATATAAGTCGTCAATGGTCTACTGGTTGGCAAGATGCGTTTAGTAAGTATACTGAAAGTGCGACTAACGCCGCAACAATGGCTGGCAACGCATTTAATAGCATTACAAGTAATATGAACAGTGCTATTGATAACTTTGTTACAACAGGTAAGTTTAAGTTTGGTGACTTTGCTCGTAGTGTTATACAAGACTTAGTAAAAATACAATTAAAAGCGGCAGCAAGTAAAATATTAAGTGGTGCATCAAATATGCTTGGCAGTTTTGTTGGATCATTATTTGGGTTTGCAGAAGGTGGGCAACCACCGGTAGGCAAAGCAAGTATCGTTGGTGAGAAAGGTCCTGAATTGTTTGTACCAAAAACAGCAGGCACAATTATACCTAATGGTGGTAGCGTTGGTAATGCCGCACAGGGCAACACATACATTACAAATAACATTAGTGCTATTGATGCCAAATCAGTCGCACAGTTGTTTGCTGAAAATCGCAAAACATTATTTGGGTCAGTACAAATGGCACAAAAAGAATTGAGTTATGGTAGATAAGGAATAAAAGATGTCAGGTTTACAATCA